CGATGCAATCCTTGAAGGTCGCGACCGCGGCGGACACCTGCGGGAAGAACAGGGTCTTGCCGGACACGAACGCCGAGAAGTCGCACGCCTCGAACTCCATGATGGCGGTGTTGTAGCCGAACGAGCCGAGCAGCCAGGTCGGGACCGTGCCGGTGAGCGCGAAGGTGACGTTCTTCCACTTCGTCCGCCCGAGGCACCCGATCGAATGCGAGGTGCTGGTGAACGCGATCGCCCCGTCCAGGAAGCGGGCCAGGTTGGCGTTCTGGGTGGTGATGCTGCCCCCGCCCGAGCCGCCGAGCGTGAGCGTGAAGTTGCGCAGCGTCTGCTGGGAGCCGCCGCCGGATCCGATGTTGATCGATGCGGAACCCGTGCCGCTGCCGGCGGTGAACGAGATCCCGCGCGTGCTGATGAGACCGCTACCGCCGGTCGCGAGGCCGATGTTGCTGCTGCCGGTGGTCGAGACCGAGGCGCCAGCCACACAATCCGAGCCCTGCGGCGGGATGTGGCTGGAGCTATCCCGTCGCACGCTCTCGATGTAGTTCTGCGCCGAGAGACCGCCGGGCGTGTTGATCGTGAGCGCCGAGGCCTGCGTCTCGGCGTGATCGTTCGAGCAGTATCCGACGTCGCCGCCCGCCATCCACGCGGTCATGTTGGCGATGCGCGCGTGCGGCGCCGCCCAGGCGCCGGGGGCCTGATACGCCTCCTGGCCCGTCACCTCCGCCCAGGTCACGCCGCTGTCGGTGGTGGCGCTGCCCTTGGCCAGCGCCCAGGACGGCTCCGCCGACCCGGAGGTTCCCGCAGCCGTGCAGCGGAAGCACCTCTCGTTGCCCACCGTCGGCGTCGCGAGTTGGCGCACGATCTGCCCGACCGTGTAGGCGGTGGAGGCCGCCCACGGCGCGACGGCCGCGTAGGCCACGCTGGAGCAGTACAGGTTGCTCATGGCACCGCCGCTCCGATGAGGCTCGCGTTCATGGAGGCGGCGCGCTTGGCGACGACGGCTTGGTAGTCAGCGCCTTGCGGATACAGGCTCTGATAGGTCCAGACGGTCCCGTCGGAGACGGTGTAGGTCTCCGTGACCCAGAAGCTGCCATCGATCTGCGGGGGCGAGGCGATGGCTTTCGCGCTCGCGACGATCGCCGGGGCCGTCGGGGTGGCCGCCTTGATCGCGGCCATCAGCGCGTCCGCCCGGACCTGCGCCATGATCTTCAGGCTGACCATGACGGAGAAGGCTTGGACCGTCCGCGCGTCGTTGATCGAGACGTTCGGCCCGGACCCCAGCATCATCAGGAACGCGAGGATCTGCGGGGCCTGCAGGGACGCCGCGCTGATCGCGGCCTGTTCCGGCTGGGTCAGCAGAGCCATGAACTGGAGCGGCGTCATCGCCACGGTGCTCTCCGCGGTCAGGACAGAAGCCCGGGCCCGTCAGGTGAAGTCTGATCGATGCGGCACGGGCATGCGGACGGGAGAGCTCGCGCTCTCCGCGACGAGGTCGGGGGTCGGGTGCCCGAGTGGGCGGATCAGGACGCTGGGGCGGCCTGGCCGGCGAGGATCTGTGCGGCGCGCCCCGCCGCGATCAGCCCCGCGCTCTCCAGCATCTTGGTACCCGCCGCGACTCGCGGATCCGCGAGGCTCACGAAGGTGGAGCCGGCCGCCATCAGGCAGAAGAGCCTGATCTGCGCGTCGCTCGAGGTGACGATCGCGGCCTGTTCCGTGGGGCTGAACAGCGCGAGGAACGCCAGAAACGTGAGCTGCGTGCCAGGCGCCGACTGCCCTTGCGTAGCCGCCGCCTGGCGCTGCGCCAGATCGGCGGCCTCGGCATCGCTCATCGCGACCGCGACGCCGTCCACGAGCTTGGTCGGCATCTCAGCGCATCCCGTACATGCTGATCGAACCGGAGGCGAAGTTGCCCCCGGCCAGGAGGAACTGGACCGCGTTGGCGGCGTAGCCGGACTGACCGGAGCCGACCGACCCGGCGAGCTGCGGGCCGCTGTTGGAGGTCGCTTTGAGGTTCCAGTCGAACGCCGTCAGGGCGCCGGGCAGCATCCACACCTGCCCGCCGATCGCCTGGGCGCTCGACAGCGCGTTGGCCATGACGAGGGAGGTGTTGCCCCCGCCGGAACTCGCGACGCCGCTCGATCCGTTGGCCAGGACGTTCTGGTATCCGTACGTGTAGTCCGTAGAGCCGGACTTGAACGTGGACCCCCCGTCGGTCGAGACCGCCGCCAGCAGATAGTTGTTGTCGGCCGACGGCAGGACGTTGTTGAAGACGAACAGGTAATTCAGGAACCGCGCCGGATCGAACCGGCTGAACGTGGCCGTAGGCGACGAGGCCAGGGTCGCGCTCGACAGCAGCACGGGCCCGGTCGAAAGCCCGAAGGTCCGCCAGGCCGTGCCGTCGCACAGCAGCGTGCAGCACTCGCCGGGGTAGATCCTGAGAGTGGCGCTGGCCGACAGGCCGTCGATCGCATCGCCGCTCGCGGGCGTGAGTGCGATGACGCCAGCGCCCGCATTCTTGACCTCGACCGCGAAGCCGTTGCCGGCGGCGGAGGCTGCGAGCAGCGTGAGCGCGAAACTCCCCGTGCAGGCGATGAAGCTGCCGACATCGGCGGCCTGCACCGTGTAGGCCGCGGACTTGGCCAGCACACCGGCTCCCCGCACGCCGACGTTCTGCCGACCCTGGAGCTTCTGCGGGAGCGTGATGCCCTGCGCGGTGTCGTAGCGCAGCGCGCCGGTGCCGGGCGAGGCGGCCGCGTAGACCAGGTCCGTCCCGTTCGACTGGAGCGTGTAGCCGTTCGCGCCCAGAGCCAGCCCGGCCCAGCCCGTCGAGCCACGCACGGCGACCGTGCCGCGGGTCGTGCTAAAAGCGGCGTCCAGGATCGCGGAGATCTGGCCGAGCGAGGTGATGTCGTTGTTGGCACCCGCCGCCGCCTTGCCGTTCAGCGCCGTCTGCAGGGCATTGATCGAGGCGAGCATCGCGGCCGCCGCCGACTCGTCGGCCAGGAACCGGTTGTAGGCCTCGATGAAGGTGTCGACGGCCGGGTTGGCGCCGCCGAGGATCGTGTTCAGGGTCGTCTGGTTGGCCGCGACCAGCGCCGCGAGGCTCGCGATCGAGGCCGCGGTCGCGGTCGAGACCGGTAGATCGGCCGGGGCGACGTTGGCCACGCTGCCCAGGCCCAGCGCGGCGCGGGCCGTCGGTAGGTCCTGGGCGGTCAACACCGCCTTGATCGACGCCGCAACGTCCGAGAGCGCGGCGGCCAGCGTGGCGCCGGCGGGGCCGGGCGGACCGCTCTGGAAGATGCGCTTGGCCGAGCCGACGAGCATCGCGGATCCTCAGGTGGAGGGCAGGAGCACGGCCTGGTGGGTGATCAGGCCGTAGAAGGCGATCACGCGCTGGCCGGTGGCAGGGTCGGCGGCGAAGAGGTTGTAGGGGTAGGCCGAGCTCGATGGCGCGCACCGGGCCATCGTCGCCCGCGGTACGTTCATGGCGATCCCGCCGCCTGAAGCATCGACCGCGATGGTGGCGGCCGAGCCGTCGACGGGCGCCGAAGTGGCTTGGAGCGCGTAGGTCGCCGAGTTGGCGGAAAGCCGGCTGTCGAGCGTGAACGTCAGCCCGGTCAGGTCGAGCGGGGTCGGTAGCGTGGCGACCGCGAAGGTGTCGCCGACCGCCAAAGCCGTCTGTCCCGCGATCGGGTCGAGCCGAAAGGTGACCCCGGCGGCGTAGATCGGCAAGCCGACGACGCCTTGGCCGGTCACGTCTCCATCGAGATCGGTCACCGTGAGGATCGTCTGGCCGCCGGAGATGGCTTGGACCGTCGCGATCTGAACGCCGGCGAGATCGGCGCCGGCATCCACTCCCAGGACCGTGAGGCTGGCCCGGCCGACGTTGGCGCCCCCGGGGATCGCGCCTCCCGGTCCGGGGACGGCGATCACCGGAAGGCCATCGAGCCAGTCGGTGAGCTGGCAGGTGGTGAAGTCCTGCCGTTGCGGCTGGATCAGGCCGAGGTTCGACACGCGCGCACCTCAGGTGAGCATGAAAAAGCCGCCCGGGGGCGGCCCGGACGGACGGGTCGCGTGAGGCCGGATCAGGAGGCCGCGGCCGGAACCAGCACGGCGAACGCGGCATCGATCTGGGCGGTCGTCGTGATGGTGGGCGGGTTCGCCGTCACGCCGGCCACGACCGCGTTGAGGATCGTGTAGCTCTGCGTATCGAGCACGGCCGCCTGCTCGACGAGGCTGTCGGCTTCGGCGATCGTGAGGGTGGCCGCCGAGAAGTCCACGTTCGAGTAGGGCATCGTCGCGGACGCGTTCTGGGCGTTGAGCTGGAGCCAGCCCTGGACCTTGAGCATCGCGAACTGGCCCTTCGCGTCGAGCCGGGTCGTCACGATGTGGGCGACCTGTCCGGAGGCGGCGACGTTGAAGCTCTGGACCTTCGCGAGCGTGAGGTCCTGCGCGATCGAGGCGTAGTCCAGCAGCTCGGCCGGCGTCGGAGCCGGCGCAACCGGAGCCGGGCCGAAGACCGCATTCCCCTGCGCGTCGAGGCTCACGGTCATGCCTTCGACGACGCCCGCTTGCCAGGGCGCGACGAGGTCGAAGGCGTCGCCCGGGGGCGGCTCGGGGAGCGCGATGGGCGTGATCGCGGCCACCCGGCCGTTCTGCCCGAAGACGTAGCGCTGCATAGGGGGGGGGGCTCCTTAGAACGCGTAGCCGCGGACCCAGATCGCCCAGTTCTGGTTCTGGGTGACGGCCTGGTAGGCGGTGTAGGGGGCGAGCAGGCGCACCGGCTGGGCGGAGGCGCGTGCCTGGTTGGTGCTCGACCACACCGAGACCATGCCGGCGGCGCCGACGCCCTCTGCGGTCGGGGCGAGGTAGAGGTTGGACGCGGCCGACGTCGCGGTCTGCTGCGCCTCCGGAAGCCACGCGGCGGCGTCGTAGGGAACCGCGGGCGACAGGTCGCCGACCTGTGCGAAGCTCGGGGCCGGCGAGCTGAAGCTCGACCCCATGGCGTAGACGTCGATCTCGACCGTGCGGTCGAACTGGCGGAACTTGCGGAAGTTGCCGGAGCTGTCGAGGACGTACGAGCCGATCTTGACCGAGGCGGTGTACCCCGCCGGCATGTTCGAGCCGGTGTAGGTCTCGTCGCTGGAGGACACGCCGGCGCAGCCGAGGATCGCCCAGGTCTGGCTCGTCGGATTGAAGATCCAGTACAGGACCAGCCAGCCGGTGCCGGCCGCGGAGAACACCGGCATCGCGCCGGTGTCCATGCCGCCCGCGCCCACCGTGGCGCCGTTGAAGGTCGCCGAGAGATTGGCGCCGCGGTAGCTCGCCCCCGCGGCCGTCACGGCCGCGATCCGCTTGACCGCGAAGCTCGCGGTCTTCGCCGCCCCGGCCGAGCTGCCGGTGAGCCCGCGGAAGCCCGTGGCCAGCCCGGTCACGACGAGCTTGTCGCTGGCGACCTCGCCCACGAACAGGAAGTTGCCGTTGCCATCCGGCTGGAACTCGAACGGGGTGTTGGCCGGGACGTCGCCGATCGCGGGGAGCGCACCGCCCTTCTTCAGCAGCGGCCCGGAGACGGAACCGCCCGCCGTCCCGATGCCGGAGACCGTCACGGTGACGTTGGCCGACGTGTTGGTCTGGAGCGCGATGCCGCGCAGCTTGGTCCAGGCGTTGAGCGTCTGGAGCACGCCCGGCTTCAAGGGGCTGACGCCGCCGCCGATCGCGCCGACGAGCGCGTTGGGGCTGGCGCCGAGCGATCCGATCCAAAGACCGCGGCCGATCGCCTGCGCGAGCTGCGTGCGGTCGGCATTCGACGGGGCGATGCCGCCGCATTTCTCGGCGTTGACGATCTCGCGCTGGGTCAGCGTCGGCACGTTCGGCGGGATCGCCGAGCCGACGGTCGACCCGGACTTCCCGACGTAATCGGCATCCGCGTCGGTCGAGAAGGACGGGGCGTTGTAGTCCATCGCACTGAGGCTCCGGCGGGCGTGCGCGCGACCGCCGACGCCGGGGCGCCGCGGTGCGGAACGGGGGTGGGCTGGGACGGGGCTGGAGGCGGCCTACAGGTCGTAGACGAACGCCAGTTCGGTGTGCGGCGGGCAGTCCTTGCGCAGCAGGCACTCCAGGTCCTGCGCGGTCAGAAAGCCCTCCAGCGGGTCGAGGTCACACTGGCCTTCGTCGCACCGGAAATACGTCTCACCGAGGTTGGCGACGTGGACGATCCAGTATTTCCACATCGGCTCGGCCGAGACCTGGTCGGCGTCCGTGGTCGCAACGCCGGCGGCCCAGCCCTCGATCGGGGTGTCGTCGCACCGCCCGTCATCGCAGGTGAAGTAAGTATCCGTGAGGATCGGGGCAGCGCATTGGCTCGTCTCGCAGAAGAACTGCGACGGCTCGTCGATGGTGATCGTGTAGCCGAGCGAGGCCGCGAGGCAGATGAAGTAGGCCGGCGAGGCGCCGCCCTGCGCCTGGAATTTCGAGCGCACCGCGGCGACGCGCGCCTCGACACCTTGCGGAGCTGTGGAGCAGGTGTCCGGCAGGCCCAGATCCCGCTCCCAGTCGGGAAGCGTGTACGTCACCGCCGAGGGGAACGTCTGCGTCGCGGCGGTCCAATCCAAGCCGAGGTGGTCGGCCGCCCAGGCGGCCAGGGCGCGCCAGAACGAGCGCTGGACCGGCGATGCGCCCCGGCCGTCGCCGACCTCGTCCGTGCCCCAGGCGGGGCCGCGTGGGGTGAGCGCGAGGATCTGCGGGAGCAGGTCGTCGGCGGTCGGCTGCGCCTCCCGGTCGACCACGGAGGGCGGTACGGTCGGCAGGCTCGCGCAGGGCCAGCCGCTCGGGATCTCGCTCAACGCTGTCTCCCGCTACCGGTAGGCGATGGTCCCGAGTACCGGCAGGTTGCCGGCGGTGAAGACGAGGTCGCCGGGGCTGACGAGGTCGTGGCTGTCCTCGCCCGTCGCCCGGGATATGGCCTCATCGAGCCAGGAGGCGGAGAAGGCGAAGCTCGTCGAAGGCGTGCCCGGCTGGGCCCGATCGACGAAGGTCGCGGAGATCTCCGCTTCGACGGCGGTGCGCACGTCGGCCGTGTCCGGGTAGAGATCGGCGATCACGATATCGACCGGCTGCGCGATCGGCGTCGTGACGAACACGCGCGCCGTGACCGGCCTGCGGATCGGGTCGGAGACGTACGCCTGCGCGGCCGCGATCTGGCCGGCGGACGGGATGCCGTTCGGCTGGTCGGAGACCAGGAACTGCAACCACACCGCCCGGGCGTTGTCACTGTAGCTGTCGACGAACACCCGCGTGGCGGTGGGGACCGCCGCAAGCACCCACCCGGCGTAATCGCTCGCCGCCCCCCCCTGGGGCGGGTTGCGCTTGCGGTAGAGCACCCGGGCCCGGAAGCTCTCGATGTCCTCCTCGTCCGCGCCGCCGGAGAGGCCGGAGCCGTCGGAGGCCGCGAGCACGGTAATCGAGGTCGGCGTGCCTCCGGGGGCGTCGTCCGGATCGATGAGCGTTAGGCTCGTGCCCGCGTCCGTGTTTCCGGCCGCACTGGCGGTGTCCGCCTCCAGGTCGAGGGTGACGGAATTGCCGGATGAAGTCGCGGCAGCCAGCACGTTGAAGATGACGCCGTCGGCGCGGGCGTATTGCAGGCCGGCCGGGACGACGAAGCCGGAAGCCGCGGCTCCGACTCCGGAGCCGATCGCGGCCTCGGCCGGGTCCGGTTGCAGGCCGAGCTCGAACCCGTGCCGGATGAGCCAGACGCGATCGGCGGTGGAGGCGAAGAGCTGCTTGACCAGCCATTTCCGGCGAAGTTCCAGGCCCTGGCCGATCAGCGCCAGGACCTTGGCCAGCACCGTGAAGGTGTTGGCCCAGACGCTGGCAACAGCGCCGTCGATCGACTGGGTGAAGTATTTCCGCGCCGCCTGGGACAGGTCGACGAGCGAGCGAACGCTATAGCCCGCCATCGGCTCGCCTCCAGAGGATGTCGAATTTATCCGCGTAGACCTGAGATCCGTCGCGGCCGTAGAGGTTGACCGACAGCGCCACGCGCCCGTTGGCTTTGTCTACGGCGGCCGAGGCCGTGATCTTGACCACCGCGCCCTGGCGGATCAGCGGCTGGAGCGCACGCTGCGCCTCCGCCTCGATCTGCGCCGCCGTCACGTCGAGGAGCGCGCTGCGCCGGAACAGCCAGAGCAGGGATCCGAGCGGCGCCTCGCCATTGGCGGCGTCGACGTCGAAGCCGTCGCCAGGCCAGCCGCGGCGATCGCCACGGTGCTCGAACCGGAGGCTTGCTGTGTCGGCGCGCGCATCCGTGAACAGCAGAAGCAGCACCGCGGTGCGTAGCGGGTTCGCCGCGACCAGGCCGCCGGCGGCCCCGTCTGCCCCGCCAGCGGAGACCGCGAAGTCGCCGACGATCCCGTTCCAGACGATGTCGAACGGCAGCACGCTCACGCCCGCGTCCGCGAGCGGCGTCAGTGTGAGCTGCATGGATCAGGATCCCGAACGGCCGCGGCCGGGTCAGAGCTTCGCGAAGACGCTTCGGGAGGGACCAGAGGCCGTCATCACCGGTGCGTAGATCCCGTCCTTGCCGTTGCCGCCGAGGTACGTGACCTTCTTGCCCCCGAAGCTCGCCTGCTCCTGCGCCGCGAGCTCGAGGGTCTTGCCGCTCATCCGCTGCGCGCGGTCGCCGGCGTCGTGCCAGATGCCGTCGTCGCCCAGATAGCGCGACACGTTGCCGGTCGCGTCGTAGACGACGGAGCCGCCCTCAGGGACGTTCTTCTGCCGGTAGTCCTGGTGCTCGAGGCCCAGGAAGGCCACGAGCCCGCGCTCGCCCGAACCGGCGATCCCGATCCCGTGAGAGCCCTTCGGCGCGTGGCTGGTGAAGCCGTGCTGGCGGACGATCGGAGCCTTGTCGAACTCTTCGCCGGCGTATCCGTAGCCGGAGCCGAGTTGCTGCTCGCCGGTATCATCGACACCGGTGAGCTCCGTCCGGAAGAGGTTGGTGCGGCTCATTCGTCGCCGCCCCCGTCGTCGAACCCGGCACCCGGATCGAATACGCTGTCGGACTGGTCGCTCGCCTCCTTGCCGCCGATCGCTTTGGGATCGACAAAGGTGAGGTAGGCGACCGTGCCCTCCTCGCCGCCCTGACGTAGGTTGGCTGTCGAGAGCGCGTAGTCGCCGTCGATGTCCTCGGGCTCGTTGACGATCATCATCAGCCGCCCTGGCTCCCAGAGCAGGCCGGCCTCATCGCGCCAGGTGGCGACCTTCACCGTGATCGTGGTGCCGAAGGAGGCGCGACGCAGGCGCTCCCAGCGCAGGCGTTTCTTCAGCTCTTTTTTGGTCCAATCGCCCTCGGGGACGATCAGGTACGGGCGGTTGCGGGTGACGCTCCCGTCCTGCTCGGTTTCCTCCTGACGGAGGTTATCCTTCCCGACGCCCTTCGCACGCTGCCCGCGCGCGACGTAGTGCGAATACTTCTGGTCGCACTTGATCTTGACGTCCATCTCCTCGACCGGCGACTGGCCAAGCACGAGGGCGCCGGAGTGTCGCTTGGTCCCGGCCCGGGTGATGTTGATCGACCCGTCAGGCTGGCCCGACAACATCAGGCCGAGGCGGCGCGCCTCGCGCTCGAGCGTCTGGAAGATCGTGTCGTGCGGCTGGCGCTGGACCTTGGCGATCTTGGTCAGCTGCTGGTCGGTCTTGAAGCCACAGCGGACCTCGTCGAGCTCGTTGGCGATCTCCAAGAGCGTCTTGTTCTCGAACCGCCCGGTCTTGTGCTTGACCGGGTGGCAGTCGACCGCGTCGGCCGCCTTCGACTTCCCGTCGATCGTGACCTGTTTGGTCTTGGCGTACTTCGCGCCGTAGCCGCCGATGTAGCCATCGCAGAGCAGATCCCCCTTGGCCGGCGAGAGGTTCGACTTCGCCGCCGGCGTGGTGCGGATCTCGACCGCCTTCCCGTGGCGCAGGCGCATGGCCTCGTCGCTCCAGGACGGGTTCGTCGCGCCGAGCGTGAACGAGATCTCGGCCGACTCCTGGCTCCGGTCGACCGAGATGTCCTGCCAGCCGCGCAGCGCCTGGCCGTCGACCAGAAGGCTGACGATCTCCTCGACGAAGGGCATCAGGACTGTCCGGGCGAGACGGCCTCGATCGTGGCCGGCATGAAGAACGGGGTGCCGACGCCGTTGCGGTCCATCAGCTCGCTGGCGCGCTCGGGGTCGCCGTAGAGCGACCAGCCCAGCGAGGCGGCGGGAAACGAGGTCGCGGCGTCGACGCGGATCACCGGCTGGAGCGTGGCCGCCTCCTGGACGAGGTAGGCGGAAGTCTCCCGCGCGGCGGTGTCGAGGATGGCCAGCGCTTCCTGACCGAGCGCGGCGGCGATCCGATCGGCCGCGCCGTCGTAGGAGTTGCGGATCCGCACGCGGGCCGCGCTCGCCGACTGGCGGTCCGCGAAGCCGGTCCGGGCCTCGGCCACGAAGGCCTCCCCGAGGCAGGCCATCTCGACGCCGATGCACAGCGCCCGGGCGAGGCTGTAGGCCTGCGTCAG